TGATTACAATATAGTTGCTCAAGAAATTACTTCTACAACTTCAGCAACAGTTTATACAGATATCAAACATAATGTATTAGTAGGAGAAACAGTTGTTATTGAAAATTGCGGTGCTAAATATAACGGTTCAAAAACAATTACTGCGGTTACAGATTATTCAATGACTTATGCAATAAATAACGGAACAGTAGAATTAAAACACATTGTAAGACCTTATGGAACTGCATCTGCAACTACTCATGTTGATTATGCAACTGTTCCCGAAGTTAGGCAAAGTGCAGCAATGATAGCCGTGGACATTTGGCAAGCAAGACAAGCCAGTAATGCTGGCGGTATTTCACCTGACTTTCAGCCTTCACCTTATCGCATGGGCAATACTTTGCTCGCTAGAGTTCGTGGGTTACTTGCAAATCATTTAGCCCCTGCCGGCTTGGTTGGCTGATGCCGGTTGCCGTTACAACCCTCAGGTCAACCCTTGCGACGGCGTTAGAGAACGCTGGGGTGTGGCAGGTCTTTGCCTTTCCACCTGCTACACCCATTGCAAATTCAGTAATTGTGCAACCTGATGACCCATACATTGAGCCGTCAAACAATGTTTATACTGTTGCACCTAAAGCAAATTTTAAAATAGTAATGATCGTGCCAATGTTAGATAATCAAGGCAATCTAATCGGCATTGAAGATATGGCTGTTGGTGTATTTAATAAGTTAGCAGCATCAACTACTTTAAGCGTTATTGTCAACAATATCTCAGCACCAACGGTTTTATCAGGCGTTGCTGGCGAAATGTTGACAAGTGACATGTCCGTCTCAATCATGACAAGTTGGAGTTAAACAATGAGTGAAATTATAGATGTTCCTTCAGAGGACAAGGCTTGGCTTGAAAAAGTCGGGCAAATAACAAAAACAGAGAAGCCAAAACCAGTCTCAAAGAAAGATGAGGAATAACCAATGGCTGTATTTCTAAATAACAAGGTCGGCGTAAAGGTTAATTCCGTTGACCTTTCTGACCATGTGACCGCCGTCACATTGAACCGTTCATTTGATGAACTTGAAGTTACCGCAATGGGTGATACAGGTCATAAATTCGTAAAGGGCTTGGAAGCATCAAGCGTAACAATCTCTTTCCTAAATGACACCGCTTCAGCAAATGTTCTAGCAACCCTTCAGGCTGCATGGGGCACTTCAGTAACCGTAGTTCTTTTGCAAGAAAAAGGAACTGCTGTTGGTGCAACAAACCCACTTTATACAATGACTTGCTTAGTAAATAACACCACCGACATTAACGGTGCTGTTGGTGATTTAGGCACTCAGGATGTAACATGGACTATCAACGGTGCAGTTACCGTTGCTACAACAGGTACTTTCTAAGGGGTATAAATGATTAAGTTAAGAGTGTCCAAGGCTTCAGGGGAAGTTGCAGAATATGAAATTTCCCCTGCACTCGAATACGCTTTCGAGCAGAATTTTAAAACTGGATTTCATAAGAGATTTAGAGATGAAGAAAGACAGTCAGACGTCTATTGGCTTTCATGGGAAGCCGAGCGTCGGGCTGGAGTAACAGTTGCACCATTTGGAGACAAGTATTTAGAAACTCTAACAAAAGTAGAGATTTTGGATGCTGACTCCCCAAATGGGTAACGCGGTATGACCTCACTTATTTAATTGCATCACTAGCAGTTGAGACAGGCATACCGCATAGCGAATTTATTAACATGGATAGATCAATGTTTTTAGCGACATTGGCTTATTTAAAGGATAGATCAAAAAAGGTGGAAAATGCCAGTAGAGGTAAAAGGTATCGTTGAGGCTCAAAAAGCCTTAAAGAAGTTTGCGCCTGACCTTTACAAAGAGATGAACAAAGAGATACGCGCTGCAATGCGTGTAGTTGTAGATGATGCTCGCAGTAAAGTACCTAATCAAATTGATGGTTTAAGTGGCTGGCAAGATCAAGGTAAAGAGGTTGTATCTCGTACTGCTGGTAAAGTAAGAGGCTTTCCTAAATACAACCCAGATATTATTCGTAAAGGTTTAACTTATTCTTTAGGGCGATCACGCCGTAATTACTCAGGCTTTGTTAATACTTATAGGTTATTAAATAGGTCTGCTGCTGGTGCTATTTATGAAACAGCAGGAAGAAAGAACCCTCAAGGCAGAACGCCTATTGCAAGTGTTAACCAACAAGGATTTGAGTATCTGCAAGGCTATGAGGGAACATATAAATACAAAGACAAGATTAGAAAAAGGGCAACAAGAAACTATAACAGCAATAACCCTTTTGCTGGTTATCAGTTTGTTACTGCAATCAATGATGAGGCGAAGTTAGAAAGTATTGGCAGAGGTCGTAAGAACCAAGGTCGCTTGCTTTTTGCTGCGTTTGCTAAAGATCAAGGTAAAGTAACTAAGGCAACTTTTAAGGCTATTGAAACTGCCACCACTAAATTTAATTCAAGTCTAAAGCGTAGAATAGGACTAGCAGCATGAGTGCAACTGGTATTGAAATCCCTATTGTCAGTACCTATAAAGACAAGGGCGTTAAGGCAGCAAGTAAGTCATTAGGTGTATTAACTAAGTCAGCCAAGGCATTGGGTCTTGCTTTAGGTGCATATCAAACATTAAGATTTAGCAAGAACGCAATCAGGGCTTTTGGTGAAGATCAAAAGGCTGCTGCTGCATTATCTAAAACATTACAAAACTTAGGTCAATCTTATGCAGTAATCAGTACTGCTGGATTTATAACTAATTTACAGAACACTACTGGCGTTCTAGATGACCAACTTAGACCAGCCTTTACTTCATTAGTCAACGCAACTTTAGATGCTAAAAAAGCACAAACATTATTATCAGTTGCATTAGATACTTCAGCAGGAACAGGTAAAGATTTAGCCTCAGTTACAGCCGCATTAAGCAAGGCAGCCCTTGGGCAAAATACTGCATTACTTCGCTTAGGGGTTGGATTAACCTCGACTGAAGCCAAGACAATGGATTTAGATGATATTGTTGAATTTTTATCCAAGCGCTTTGATGGGCAGGCAGCATTAGCGGCTGACTCTTTTGCTGGCAAGATGGATATTCTGAAGGCTAAAACTGAGGATGCTAAAGAGATGATTGGCGGCGCTTTAGTTGGCGCACTTGATGATGCTTTTGGTAACCCTGAGAAATACGGTAGCGGCATTGATTCATTAGCGGACAAAATTTCAGGACTAATTTCTAATTTTGGAGATTTTATTAAAATCACCAAAACTGGATTACAGAACCTTAATCTAAGCCCCAAATCTCCGCTATTCCAATACAAACTAAACTTTGATAAGCCTTTTGACCCAATGGCTATGAAGTTTGATTATACAGCCTTACAAAAGGAAGAAAAGAAATTACAGGCAGATGCCAAGAAATTAGCCCAACAAAGGGCTGCCGCTATTGCTAAGGAAAAAGCATTAGTAGCAGAGCGTAAAAAGATTGAGGCAGACCGAAAGAAATTAGAACAAATTTCTAGCCTATTTGATCTTGAACAAATTCAAATTTATGCGGCATTACAAAATGAAATTACAGATCAAGAAAAACTACGCCTATCTTTACAGTTGGCTTTAATTCAAGAAAATGCTACTGAGGCTTCTAAGTTGGCAACTCAATTAGTTATTTCTCAATTACAGACCACTAACCTTGCTCAGGCTATTGCTAAATTACCTAAAGCCCTTTATCCATTTGATGGCTGGTCTAAGGATATTGATTTGTTAATACAACAGATTTTATTGATGATGAAACTGTTATCTCAAATGCCTAAAACACCTTCAGCAGTAGGAACTGGTAATTACTACAATGACATTGCCTCAAGCCTAGTAGGTACTGCTGGTTATGCTGGTATGGGAGTTGCCGAAATTGCTCAAGAAAGATACAGAGAAAGCGGCGGTAGATTTGGTGCGCCACCATCTACCTCAACTACTATTATCAATGTTAATGGTGCTACTCAAGGATTATTAACAGAATTAAGAAATGGCTTTATTAATGATTCAGCCTCT